AAACTAGGTATGGCAATGCGGGACAAGTACTGGAGCGAGCGCAACACAGATGAAAAGATTTATGCGCTTTATAATGAAGTGCTGCAGATGCGGTATCAACTGACGCAAGTGACAACACTAATAGAAGAAATGTTGACTCACTCACACGCAGACGGGAAAGTCGTTACGCCAATAAATCGAGAGCGGCGGGGCAATGAGCACTATATTCCAGTCGCGTTGCAAAACAACAAGGAGCCGCGCTGATGTTCATTGACATAACGAAGCTGGACAGAGCGCGGGTAAAAGAAATCGTGCTTGCTGCTGGGTGGCACTGGGACGAATCAAAAAATATCAGCGCGGAGGAGGACCGCCGGGACGTTGAGCAGCTAGTCAATGAGGCGTATGTGCGCGGGTTCAAAGTCGGGGTCAATTCAAGAACGAGGATTGCCGAGGTTGTCGGCGCATGGGAGGCACAAAGTGAGTAAGCAGTTTATTGGGCTGGCACTAGAAGAAATTGAGGACATCATCAAATCCAACATCACTATCACCGACTCGCGGTTGTACGAAGGCGTCTACGCAGTAGCGGTGGACATTGAGATAGCGCTGAAGCACAAGAATGATAGGGGCGATGAGTGATGAATGATAACGTGCGGGTACTGGGAGCAGCGTTCCTTCCAGAGGGAAAACTGAGAGAAGAGATCAGGGAAGTAGTCAGGCAGTACAACGGGCGAATCTCATATGCGCAACTGCTTGGCATACTGGAGATACTGAAGTTTGAATACATGCAGGATGGGTATATAGGAGAGGAGTGATGACTGAGCCCGAATGGAACGACTTCATGCAGCGCCTCAAAGCACTGCCGCCACTGAACAACAAGCCACGACCCGTGGACACCGATTTCTGGAGAGAGATGGATGCAATGCAAACGACCCAGCAACACCCCAGACAAAGAGGACCGGGAGCTACTGCAGGGTAAGAGTCCGAACTACATACTTGGCTGGAACCGCGTTAAACACAGAGGAGACAAGCATGAACTGGAGAGAACTGACAAACCCGTGGGCCGCGCTGCGCCGCGCAAAGCTCGAAGTGGATACACTAAGAAGAGAGCAAGCCCTGCTGGTTGAGGAGCTGATTAAGGCACAGAAAGCACTGACCCCGTTGGAGGCACATAACAAAACCAAGAGGACACCGAAAAAATGAGCTGCAAATGCGAAGAAGGCACGTGGGGTACAGAGAACAAGAACCCCATCTGCCGTAACCCAGTGTACACCGAGGGCGTGCTGTGTCTGAACTGCGCGCATGACAAAGACTGCCACGAGAATACCGATGCCAAGAATACTAAGTCACAAACAAATTGAGGCCCGCAAGTTTTGGAGGCTGGCAGATAGCACGGACGAAGGCAGAGATATGTTGCGCCAACGCCTTGCTGAAGATGTCGCTGCGTGGGAAGCTGCTGGTAACAAAGCAACTGAAGTGCCCATCGGCGTGAGCGGTATCAAGAGTAGTGTGCTTCCGTACTACATGAAAGCACAGGCCAACGGGCTGAAGAAAATCAGGAACCCAAGGAAAGAGAGTGAGGGCGTATAACTAATGGACATAATAACGGTCGATTTTGAAACGTACTACACAGACCAGTTCGGCTTCAAAAAGCTGACCACAGAGCAGTACGTCCGCAGTCCTGATTTCGAGGAAATCCTCGTTGGGATAAAACGCAACGATGAAGAGACCATCTGGCTGAGCGGCGAACACAGGGAGGTGAAGCAGTACCTCCACGCGAACTACAACTGGGCAACCTCGGCACTGCTGGCGCACAACACCCTGTTCGATGGGGCAGTGCTGGCTTGGCGGTTCGACATCCACCCCAAGCTGTACCTCGATACCTTGTGCATGGCACGGGCATTGCACGGACTAGAGGTGAGCGGATCGCTGGCTGCGCTGGCTACCATGTACGGCATAGGCGAGAAGGGCAACGAGGTCATCAATGCAAAAGGCAAGCGGCGGAAAGACTTCTCCCCCGAGGAGCTTGAGACCTACGCTCAGTACTGCATGAACGACGTGGACCTCACTCACAAGTTGTTTACGATATTCATGCAGAAGCACAAGTTCCCCAAGAAAGAGCTCAAGATAATAGACATGACCTTGCGCATGTTCACCCACCCGGCGCTTGAGTTGGATGTGAACTTGTTGGAGGAACATCTGGATGCGTTGCAGGACCAGAAGGAGAAGCTGCTCGAAGAATGTGGGGTAGACCGTGATGGGTTGATGTCGAACCCGAAGTTTGCCGAAGTGCTCCGCAGTGCGGGAGTAGTACCGCCGACCAAGATCAGCGCCCGCACTGGCAAGGAGACATGGGCCTTTGCCAAGACGGACGAGGGGCTCAAGTCGTTGTTGGAGCATGAGGACGCCAAGGTCCAGATGTTGGTGGGGGCTCGCCTTGGGGTGAAGAGCACGCTTGAAGAGACACGTACAGAGCGGTTCTTGGACATAGCCACTCGCGGCAAAACGATGCCAGTTCCCATCAAGTATTACGCTGCGCACACGGGGCGCTGGGGTGGGTACGATAAAATAAACCTGCAGAACCTGCCGTCACGCGGCAAGAACGCCAAGGTCTTGAAGAAGTGCTTGGTGGCGCCCGAAGGGTACACAATTATTCAGGCTGACTCCGCACAGATCGAAGCGCGAGTACTTGCGTGGCTGGCTGGGCAGAACGACTTGGTGGCTGCGTTTGCCAAAGGCGAAGACGTGTACCGGCAGATGGCGTCTAAGATTTTCCGAGTACTTCCTGAGCAGATCACTGACGCCCAACGCGTCATAGGCAAGACCGTAATCTTGGGTGCAGGGTACGGCATGGGGGCCAACAAGTTTAAGGAGCAGCTGAAGACGTACGGTGTGGATGTAACCGACGATGAAAGCGCCCTGTACATCTCGACATACCGCTCCGCTAACCAGTCTGTGGCAAAGCTGTGGCAGGACGCACAGACCACACTCAAGGGCCTGTACCTGCGGGAAGCGTACGAGTTTGGACGCAAGGGTGTGTTACGTATAAGTACGTTGGAGCAAGGCATCATCCTCCCCTCCGGGCTGCTCATGCGGTACGAAGGGCTCGAGGCGAAGCTGCAGGGGGAGTTCGTCAACTACACCTACAAAACACGTAAAGGGCCGGTCAACCTGTACGGGGGCAAAATAGTTGAGAATGTGTGTCAGGGAATAGCACGCTGTATAATAGCGGAACAAATGTTAGAGATAGCCAAGCAGTACCGGGTGCTCCTAACAGTGCACGATTCTGTGGTATGTTGTGTACGCGACGACGAAGTCGAGGAAGCTGCGCGCTACATCGACGCCTGTATGCGGTACACCCCGGACTGGGCCAAAGGTTTACCAGTGCGTGGTGACGTGGAAATCGGGAAGAACTATGGAGCTTGTACTAAGTGGAAAGCAAAAGACCAGTCTGGTCCTTCAGTAGCATAAAGACGTTTATCCAGTGCCCTAAAAAGTACTACCACCTCAAGGTGAAGAAAGATTACGAAGAGAACTTCGCGACCGAGGCAATACTGTACGGTAACGAGTTCCACAAGGCAGCTGAGTTATACATGAAGGGGGAAGTGAGTGAACTGGACCCCCGGTTTGATTACGCTAGTGAAGCTTTACAAAAGTTGAAAGGCACTTCAGGTGAGAAACTATGTGAGCACAAGATGGGGCTCACGACTAACCTAGAGCCGTGCGGGTTTTACGACCCGCAAGTGTGGTACAGAGGAATTGCTGATTTGATCATACTGAACAGAGAGCGCGGTGTTGCCAAGGTGCTGGACTATAAGACCGGACGCAACACCAAGTACGCAGACAAGGGGCAGCTGGAGTTGATGGCGCTGTGCGTGTTCACGCATTTCCCTGAGATCAAATTAGTGAAAGGTGGTTTGTTGTTTGTAGTATGTCCGGCAGTTATTTCAGAAGTGTATACCGTAGAACGTAAGCCCGAGTTGTGGAGCAAATGGATGCAGGAGTATGGCACGCTGGAGAAAGCGTACAACAACGGTGTGTGGAACCCGAAACCAACTGGGCTGTGTAAAGCACATTGTGTAGTGACTGAATGCCCGCATAACGGAAAGAGATAGGAGAATAGTATGCCGTACGTGAACAAACCCAGACCGTATAAAAAAGAGTACGAACAACAGAAAGAACGTGGAGAACACGAGAACCGCATGGAGCGACAGAGAGCCCGCCGAGCTGTAGACAAGACCGGCAAGGACGCGAACGGGAACGGCAAAGCCGACCGCAGAGAGGGTAAGGACGTAAGCCACAACAAACCCCTGAGCAAGGGTGGCACCAACGCTGACGGGTACAAGGTCGAGAGTGTGAAGAAGAACCGGTCCCGCAATTACAAAAAGAAGAAGGAGGGATGATGCATGCATGACGAAGTAAAACTAAGCATGCTAAGAAAGAAGGTCGAAGCGAGAATAGCGGAATGGCGGGATTGGCATAACAAGAACCCGAGTGTGTGGATGGCGTTTGAACGTTTCTCGCTAGAAGCTGCTGCTTCTGGTAGACCTCGGTACTCTCATTGGGCAGTTATGAACCGTGTGCGGTGGCACACGGCCATAGAGACTACTGGTAGAGAGTTCAAGATATCGAACGACCATATCGCTTTTTACGCACGGAAGTTTTGCGCCAAGCATCCTGAACACATACATTTTTTTAAGCTGAAGCCGCTGAAAGAAGAACGAGAAATACGTAGACTAGAGGCGCTAGGAGAGTAACGCATGCAAATAGTAGACAACCGGGGGCTACTCTTCCGAGTACGTGACCCGAGTAGAATCACGTCTGCGATACCAACAAGTCGCCAAGTGGGCAGTAACGAAGTGCTGGTCAAATGGGGCGTGGATGAGTCGCAGGTACTGCGTAACATGAACATGAAAAACATCCAGTCGCCCATCGTGGGTAGGTACAACTGGCCGGGCAAGTACAAGCCGTTTGACCACCAGAAAACCACGGCAGCGTTTCTGACAATGCACCGTAGGGCGTTTTGTTTTAACGAACAAGGCACTGGGAAGACCGCATCGGCGATATGGGCGGCAGACTTCCTCATGCTGGAGAAGAAGGTCAAACGAGTCCTGATCATATGCCCGCTGTCGATTATGGACTCGGCATGGCGCGCCGACCTGTTCACGTTCGCCATGCACCGTACTGTAGATATTGCACACGGCAGCAAGGAGAAGCGGCGCGAGATCATGAGAGGTAGTGCCGAGTTTGTGATAATTAACTACGACGGTATCGAGATCGTAGAAGACCACATTGCTATGGCGAAGTTCGATCTCATCATCGTGGACGAAGGAACCCACTACAAGAACCCGCAATCCAAGCGGTGGAAGAGCTTGCGTAACATCATCCGCCCAGAGACTTGGTTGTGGTTGATGACCGGGACTCCAGCGGCACAGTCCCCTGTAGATGCATACGGTCTGGCGAAGCTGATAAACCCGATGGGTGTACCGAGATCGATGTCGGAGTTCCGCGAGATGGTCATGTGCAAGGTGACTAAGTTCAAGTGGGCGCCTCGTCCGAATGCCCCCACTATTGTGTACAACGCACTACAGCCAGCGATCCGGTATACAAAAGAACAGTGCCTTGACCTGCCAGAGCTTACGTATGCCAAGCGTGAAGTGGAGATGACCTCGCAGCAGAAGCAGTACTACAAAGCGATCCGCGATCAGATGATCACGATAGCGGCAGGCGAACAAATTACAGCGATGAACGCCGCTATCGTTATGAACAAGTTACTACAAGTAGCTTCAGGCGCTGTGTACACCGACACCAAAGAGATAGTGGAGTTCGACATCAAGCACCGGTACAAGGTGCTGCGGGAAGTTATCGATGAGTCCAGCCATAAAGTGCTGGTGTTTGTGCCGTTCAAACACGCGATAGCCATGCTGGCAGAGGCGCTGACTAAGGACGGGATCACCAACGCAGTCATTGCAGGCGATGTATCGGTGCGTCAGAGGACGGACATATTCTCCCGCTTCCAGACCACTGAAGACCCACGAGTCCTTATCATACAGCCGCAAGCCGCTGCACACGGTGTCACGCTTACCGCTGCTAACACCGTCGTATGGTGGGGGCCTGTACCGTCACTGGAGACATACGCGCAAGCTAACGCTCGCGTACACCGCTCTGGGCAAAAGAACCGCTGCACTGTGATACAACTGCAAGGCTCAGCGGTTGAGAAGAAGATGTACAAGATGTTAGACGAACGAGTGGACGTACATTCTAAAATTGTAGAATTCTATAACGAAATGCTTGAAACTTGATTTAACCGCGCTATATACTGCTAACCCCTAAAAAACAAAGAAGGACACCGCTATGAATGCTGAAACAGAAGCCGACCTAGTCGGCCTCGATAAGCTAGTTGATGTATACGTTAAGCTTAGAGACAAGAAATCTGCACTGCAGCAAGAGTTCAATGAGAAAGAAGGAGAGCTAACCACCAAGATGGATATCATCAAGGCGGCTCTGCTTGAACACTGCAATGCTTCTGGAGCGGAGTCTGTCCGCACATCCTCCGGTACATTTTATCGGTCGGTCAAGCGCAAGTACTGGACCTCGGACTGGGCGTCGATGAACCAGTTTATTGTGGACAACAACGCGTTGGACCTTCTGGAGAAGCGACTTCACCAGACCAACATGCGCACTTTTTTGGAAGAGAACCCCGACAAGCTTCCCCCGGGGCTGAATGTGGAAAGCGAATACACTATTACCGTACGGAGGAAATAATGCACTTTGACGCTTATGTACCTATTGACGCCCTTGCCGCGCATCTACACGTGAAAGTATCTACGGTTAGGCAGTGGGTGAAGCGTGGGTACATCCCTCGCTCATCGTATATTCAGGTAGGGAAGACCTACCGGTTTCATTTAGCAGATGTAGTACAAGCACTCCGTGGCGTCGACACGGGCTCAGTTGGTGTTGCACAAGACGGGGCGGACGTTGTAGATTCCCACCCCGCCCCCGTGCAACTCGAATTTGATTTCGGCGAATAACCACTAAAACTCTTGAGGACCTTTTATGAACGATGTATCGCTGTTTAATAACCTTCCCGCTAGCTATCATGAACTGCTCGCACAGCTTGAACCTGAGAAAAATCTCACTGGTGGGGAGTTTAACTCCACTTCGCGTATCAGCATTCGTGGCGGTGTATTCCGCAAAGTAGTAAACGGCAAAGAAGTTGCCGAACTAGAGGAACGCAAGATTCTGACCGTAGTGGTCAAGGCTGCTCCGATCTCACGTATGTACTTCGCCGGGCAGTACGTTGCAGGCGAGTCCAACCCACCGACCTGCTGGTCGTCAGACACACAAACCGGGCGCCCTGCGGGGGAAGTTATCGCGTCAGACCGTCAGTCCGCCGCATGCTTTGACTGCCCACAGAACATCAAGGGCTCTGGACAGGGCGAGTCCCGTGCTTGCCGATTCCGTCAACGCGTTGCAGTAATGCTGGCGGATGAAGACGGTAACGTGACATCCAACACGGTGTATCAGCTTGACCTGCCCGCTACCAGCATCTTTGGGGACGACCTGAAGCGCATGGCGATGCAGGCATACGCTCGCTACCTTAACCAGAACAAAACTCCGTTGGCCGCAGTCCTTACTGAAATCCGATTCGATACCAACAGCAGCACTCCCAAGTTGTTGTTCAAACCGGTTCGTCCTCTTAAGGAGCCCGAGCTGATGCTGGCGATCAACGCACAGAAAGACCCGGAAACTGCGCGCCTCGTCAAGTTGGTAGTCAAGCCGAAGGATAAGGACGACGCCCCTGCACTACCGAAAGCGAACGCAGCCCCTGCAAAGCCGAGCCCCGCGCCTGAGAAAGATATGTTTAGTGGAGCTGGCGATGATGCAGAAGAACAAGCTCCTGAGCCCAAGCTGCGTGAGAACAAAAAGAAACCGGCAGCTCCCGCGCCTTCGGCTGACTTGGCAAGCTTACTGAACGAATTTGACGACGACTAATCGTCGCAAAGCTTGCACAAGTTATTAGGGGGGTCTTGGCCCCCCTTTCTATCTCTTAAACGATGCGGCAGTTATGGACACAAAAAAATTTCTCAGCGAACTGTTGGGATGTAGCGGCACCTACTGCGCAGTAGGAATAAAAAATGGTCGCACAATACAACGGTTCTACCCCACGATCGACACACTTATTAGCGCAGCCGAAGCCCTAGATCAGCAGGGTTATGATGCGTACTTTGCACTTGCTACTTTCGCGGACGAGTCGTCCCGCAAGGCAGATAACGTAGTCTCTCTGAAGTCATTGTTCCTTGACTTGGATTGCGGGGAGACCAAGCCTTACCCTACACAGCTGGACGCGATCAAAGCGTTGCAGGAGTTCTGCAGATCACTGCGTCTACCCAAGCCTAGCATCATAGTAAACTCCGGGCGTGGGGTGCATGTGTACTGGGTGCTGGACCGAGAGTGTGGCCACGATGAATGGTTACCTGTCGCAGAGCGTCTCAAGGCTGCGTGCATACAGGAAGGGCTGCAGATCGACCCGGCTGTTACCGCCGATGCCGCCCGCATACTACGAGTCCCGGGCACCCACAACTACAAGGGCGATCCCCCGCTGGCAGTACAGGTGTTCAGGGACACAGGCACTGTGCACTCGCTTGCGTCTATCTCCGCTGCGTTTCCCGAGTATCTCATCCCGGTGGTGCAGGTGCGGGACTACTCTGCGGAAGACCAGCAGGACATGCAGGCGACGCTTGGTAACTACACTAAATCGTTCCGCAGGTTGATAGAACGTACGGTGAGCGGAAGCGGATGCGCGCAGATCAAGAAGGCAGTGGAGCAACCAGACGAGCTGTCGTACCCGGAGTGGTTGCACGCGTTGTCGATTGCCAAGCACTGTGAGGAAGGTAACAAAGCAGTACACCTGATATCCAAGGGGTACTCTGGTTACGACCCGGTGGAGACAGACAAGATAGCAGCGTCCATAACAGCGCCGCACTTGTGCATTACGTTCGAGAAGGACAACCCTTCTGCGTGCGAGAAATGCCCCCACCGAGGAAAGATACGTTCGCCTATCAAGCTGTGCATGAAGGTCAAGGAGGCCCCGCCTGACGATGTCTTCGAGGACGAAGAGGATGTGGCAACCGGCAGTGCACCTGTATCGCCCGGGGGTTTCGAGGATGTTGCGAGCCTGCCCGATACAGCGGTAGACCCTGACAAAGTTATGCTCACGGCTCCGGTACATACAAAAATAAGTATACCGCCATACCCAGCACCGTACTTTCGTGGCGCTGCCGGTGGTGTTTTTATCCGATCAAGGGACCGTGAGGGCAATGCCGAAGAGGTCAAGGTACACGACACTGACCTCTACATAACCAAGCGGTTGCGTGACCCCTCGATGGGGCCTTGCTATGTATTCAGGCACCACACGAAGCAAGAGGGAGTGCAGGAGTTTACTATCCCCGGGGTGAAGCTATCGGGCAAAGATAGTTTCCGTACAGAGCTTGGCATGAACGATGTGTTTGTTCTGCGCCCAGACAACCTTATGTTGTACGTAGAGCGGTGGGTCAGACAGGTACAAGCTACCCACCCAATGATTGACGTGAAGACTCAGTTTGGTTGGACCTCTGGGGAAAGGTCATTTGTTGTAGGGGACCGTGAGATATTCGCCGATCGCATAGAGCCAAACCCACCAAGCACGCGGACCCAGCAGTTCTTCCGCGTGTTCCAGAAGAAAGGCACTATCGAGGGGTGGAAGGAGATCGCCGAGTTCTTCAACAAGCCAGACTTCGAGGAGCACCAGTACATGTTCGGCCTGTCCTTTGGGGCACCGCTGATGGCGTTCTCCCCGGGGCTTTCTGGCAGTATCTTCCACTTGAAGAGCAGCGGGTCAGGACACGGGAAGTCCACAGGACAGCTGGGTGGCGCGTCTGTATGGGGGCATCCCAAGAGCTACGTACTGTTTGGTAAGGACACTGCCAACTCCGTGTGGAACCGCACCGAGATATGGAAGAACATGGTTGTGTACGTAGACGAGCTGTCCAACTACGAAGCGAAGGAGTTGAGCGAGTTTGCCTACGCTGTTGTGGATGGCGTGCAACGCAACCGTATGTCTAACTCTGGTCAGAACGCAGAACGCATGCGTGGGGAACCTTGGGCTACACACGTGGGAACATCGTCCAACGGTAGCTTCATCGAGAAGATCAGCGAGTACCGTACTCTACCGAAAGGGGAGGCACAGCGCGTACTGGAGGAAACCGCCCGCCCGTTGCCCGGCACACTGGAGACGGTGGCGGCAGGTACCAAGTTGACTCAGATGTTGACCGAGCACTACGGCCATGCGGGAGACCTGTACATCCAGTATGTGCTGCAGAACACCTCGGTGGTGAAGCTTCTTGTGAACAAGATGGCAGAGAGTGTCGTCAAAGGTGCCAGACTCAGTCCGCAGAACCGGTTTTTCGCATGGCAAGCTGCTACGACACTCGCAGGATTGACGATAGCCAAGAACATGGGGCTGATACAGTGGGACCTTGGGAACCTGAAGCAGTGGATAATAGCGCGCTTGGTGGCCACGGTAGGCAGCATCAAAGACATGGACATGGACATGGCGGACATCATCGGTCAGTACTACGCCGACAACGTCCGTGGCATTCTGCGTATCAGGAGTTCAGATGGGAGCTTTGCAGATGACGTGAACAACGCGTTTGTAAACCCCGACGCCATGCCGATAAACCGCTGGGTGGGACGACACGAGTTCGACACTCGCAAGTTGTACTTACTACCTACTCCGTTCAAGGCGTGGTGTACGAAACAACAACTGGACTACAGCACCATACGAACCAAGCTCAAGGAGGAGTACAACAGTGCCTCGATCAAGATGCGGCTCGGGAAGGGGACAAAGATATCGCTCCCATTACAACATGTCATCGAGATATCGTGGGATGACATTGACGTACCCGATATACAAAATGAGGTTACTTAGTTTGTGCCGTACCACTACATCTAGTATACTTCGCACCGCATCGTTACAAGAGAGCTTACCCCCCGCCTTCGGGGGGTTTTTTATTGGAAGAACTCTGACTCGTCCGTGTCTTCAAGGCGTCGCCGCATAACCTCTTCCTGCCGGCGTGGACTGATCGTGATGCCTCTGAACATGCGGGTCACTTCATCCGTCACTTTGTGCTGGCGCAGCGAGTTCTTCTTCACTGTTGGAGTGACAGCAATTTCCGGGTTGCGCTCATTGAACTCGTCGATCTCGGCATCGACATTCGATACCTCGTCGTAGTCCCCTTCACGAATCGCCAAGTACCGCTGACGCAGCAGCTTGGTACGCTTCTCGTTCAGGACGCGGTCGATGCGCTTATCACGGGAGTTTACTTCCAGCTGCTTGGTGTACCCAGCAGGAGCGAACCCGAAGAACTGTCCCCCCAATGTAAGCGGTCCCATGTCGTCGAAGATGACGTCGTCGCGCATCGTAGTCGCACCGCCCTCTCTGGCGTAGCGAACAGCCTTCATCGGAGCAGACATGAACGCCGGGACCATCTTCTCCATCCCGCGATACACCTCACCTTCGGCAATGAGTGGTATAGCATCGTCAAGAATGCGCGTGCCGATGCCTACAACTGGGCCGCCGAACATTTCGAGAAGCCCCAGTACAGTGCTATCCTGCTCTACGTTAGGCTGCGACCTGTACAGCAAGTTGGAGAGGCCGATACGGGGGGAGATGTCCAGACCCGAGGCGTTCACGATCCCAGAGTACATACCCTCGCCGAAGAAGGATGCGGCTATGCTGTCGAAGTCCTCGTCTTCATCATCCAAGAACATGTTGGCTATAGTCGCCACGGCTCCATAGATGGGCATACCCTGCACCCCAGCAAAGATACCGGACATGGCCTGTATCCCGATGGCCTGCTTTATCGCCTGCTTTCGCACATTCTTAGCTTCTTCCGAGTTACCTTTCTTCAGCGCATCCCGCAGCATCTTTAACTGCAAGTAGAACATGGAGATACCGAACCGCTTGTACATCAGCAGGATGCTGCCGACGTTGTTCTGGGCGATCTTGGGTGCGGTCTCCAGCAAGGCACCGCTGTTGGTGTGCTCGGCTTCCATTACCGCTTCCTGTGCGGCGTCGAAGTAGTCCTGCTCTGTAAGAGTCTTACCGCCCTTGGCCTTCTTGTCCAAGATCAGGTCGTAGGCCGCCTTCATGGTGACGTGACGTGCAAACCGCTCACCTTGATGGAACATGAACCCCATTGCAGAATTGACCCGGTCCCACGTCGAATTGATGGGGTTGTCCAAGTCCAGCATGTCCGAAACCGTCGAGGCTTGGGCTAGTCCCTGCTTGTTCAGGACGTCCACAAATACTTTGTTGCGACGGGTCTCTTCGTCCCCAAACTTCTTGAACCCTTCCGGCACCTTGCTCGGGTCGGAGAAGTCCACGTTGGTGAAGGACGGGCCGTCAAGTGATGTACCCTGATCAGCTCCTTCAAACGTAGTCAGCGCACGGCGCATACCCGTCTGCATGTAGAGTTTGCGCGCTTTGTTCATGGCCTTGAACGTCTCAGACCAGCCATGTTTGCCTGCAAGATATGGGAGCACGACCGTCGGCAGGATGAACAAGTTCACCAACGCCGAAGACAGGTTGGCACCAAGCGTCATGGCGAAGCCCGCCGACTTCAACCCACGTGCCCACGAGGCCAGTGCAGGGGCTTTGGCGAAGTCCACATACGCTTTGGCGTGATCAGCAACCTCCCGGGCGTACTCGGCGTTGTCGGTACCTGCGTATTTTCCGGCCAGCTTGGACAGGTTCGCTTTGGCCTCACTAAACGGGAAGTCGTACTCAAGGTTGCTGGTCTGCCCCAAGAACGAGGGCATACGTTCCTTGAATACCGTCAGTGCGTCTTCTTCCGCACCCGGGGTGTTTTTGCGTTTTTTGAACGCACGAAACAGGGACCGCTCGGGCATAGCGTTTAGCAGCGACTCCATGACGACCCCGTAAAGTTCATCCGCGCCGCGCTGCGCTGCGCTCTCTGCTTGTGCTACGTTTTTGCCGGCATCCTGCGCCCGCTTACCCGCAACTTTAACCGCGTCAGCCCCTTTCTTTTTTACCTCGCCCAACAAGTTATACACGAACTGTGGGTCTACCTTGTCTATATTGGACCGCTTGCTATCCTCGGGGCGCATTGCGTCCGATATGGACCCTTTGTCTACTAGCCCGGGTTCCTGCTCGGCCAGCTCTTCGAGAATGCGGCGGGCACGTTCCCGATCTTCGCGGGTCGTAAATGCTTCTGTGTAACTAGCAGGCTGTCCAGTCAACTCATCTTTAGCAGAGTACGTCAGCCAGTAGTCGCCCTTACGGTACAACGGGAAGTAGGGCTCGATCGACTCTTTGTTCAACAGCTCTAGCAGAACCTTGTCTTTGTATGATTGCTTGAGGTCTTTGTCAGCGTCGATCGAGTCAATACGCTTAAGTAGTGTCTTACGCAAACTAATGAACGCTTCGGCGTAGGCGTCACGCAGGATCACGTACGCCTTCTGCGCCTCGGGGTTCATCTTGCTCCAGAGTTCTTTCTTCAGCAGATCATACGCTTCCACAACGCCGGCACTGGGGTTGTACGGACGCGCCCGTTTATCAGCTTCTTCTTTCGTCCAACCCTTCTCCTTTATAAGCTTCGCCATGGCCTTGTTGCGCTCATCAGCGGTCTTATAGGTCGTATCCAAGCGCACGTCCGTACCGTCTTCGTTGATGTAGCTGAATCGGTACTCGGAGTAGTACTTACGGTCGCGTGTCGGGTCCACTCGGTACATGGTAGAACGCAGTACGAGGTCATTGAACCACTTACGCTGCTGCTCCCGCTCCCCTGCTGGCATGTCCCGGAACATCTTGTCCAGCTGCGTGTAGGTGTCGCGTACCTTCAACAGGTAAGCCTGCCGCGTTCCGTTCTTCTGCTGGATGAGGCGGAACAGGGACTTGATCTCCGTGCTCAGCTCAGGGAACGTGGGGGCAATGTAGTCGGCAATGGAGTTAAGCGGCAGCACGCTGAGGATGGACTTGCGCATACCACTGGCAAGTCCGGGCATGTAGTC